GAGAGCACACGTCCACCCTTGTGGGGTGGATATCGAAACCGACACATGCCATTGCGGCAGCACCACCTGGCACCTATTTGAAGAACCCCGCCGAGACTGGCGAAACCTGCATTAACCAAAGGACCACCATGAAGAAAGCTGCCACCCCTCCGGGCGCGGCGAAGGGGAAAAAAGCCCAATCGCCCAAACCCCGCAAGACTTCCAAGGCGAAAACCGTAAAACCCGTGGTTGTGAAACCCACCGGCAACCCAGTCGCAGAGAGCAAGAACGCAAAGGTTCAAAAAGTAGCAAAAGCTGATACCAAAACGGCGAAAGTCTCAAATTTGCCGAGTCCAGACCAACCTGAACAGAAAACGGTATCAAAACCTGATACCGATAAGCGTGGACGCGGCCGACCGACAGACTACAAACCGGAATACTGCGAGCTTGCAACCAAGTTTTGCCTGCTCGGCGCGGATGATGAAGATTTAGCCAGAATGTTTGATGTTGATGTGCGAACAATCTACCTTTGGAAAGACGCGCACCCTGAATTTATTCAGGCCATAAAAGAGGGTAAAGACATCGCTGACGCGGAAATCTCGGCAAAACTCTTTCACCGGGCGAAAGGCTACTCGCACAAAGCGGTCAAGATCGTCGCCGATGCAAAGACCGGCATGGAGCACATCGTTCCATACACCGAGCACTATCCTCCGGACACTGCCGCTTGTATTTTCTGGCTCAAGAACCGCCAGCGCGCTAAGTGGCGCGACAAGGTTGAGCAGGAAGTCACCGGCCCGGATGGTGGACCGCAGGAAATCATTAACCATGTCGTCAAGACCGACTACGACAAGCTGCGCGCAAAGCTCAATCAACACAAACAGGTGCGCGCATGACGGCTCAAGAAAAAGCTAGAGGCTTTGAGAGGGACTTAGGCGACGGTGCTCGCCATCTTGGCGGCTTGTATGTCCTTCTTGAAGAAACGAAAGCGCACATTGCTCGCATTGAAAAATCCGACGATCCTATGTGTCGCGTAGTCGACCCTAGCGCACCAGCAGGCGATTACGGCCGTAGTTCGCTGAAGTTGGTCGTACCTCGAGAGTACGTGCTTGTAGCCAACCGGGAAGAGGCAAAACGCCTAGCCGCGGCGATTGAAGTTTCCCGTAAAAATCTGGCCGACGAAATCGCGAAATTCGGTGAAACTGCCGTCTGACATCGTTGAAACACTCCATGCGACGCACTTCGAAGGCATCATCGACGCATGGGAAGCGATCGAGGAAGCGCACGGTCACACCGATGAGATTCGTGCCGAACTTGGGAGAGTAGACCGCTTCTACCTGCTGGTGAACCTGTTAAACCGGCCTGACGCGTTCCACTCATGGCTTTATGCCAGGTGCCGCGAGGTCGAAGCTGCAACAGACGGCTACTTGGATTTGTGGGCGCGTGAGCACTACAAGTCAACGATCATCACGTTCGCCGGGATTATTCAGGAGATATTGAAGGATCCCGAGATAACGATTGGCATTTTCAGCCACACCAAACCGGTGGCGCGGAAGTTTCTGATTCAGATCAAGCAGGAATTCGAGACCAACGAGTTGCTGAAACATCTGTACTCAGACATCTTATGGGCCAATCCCAAGACTGAGGCTCTCAAGTGGTCCGAAGAGAAGGGCATTACGGTCAAACGCCAGTCAAACCCGAAAGAGGCGACGGTTGAAGGGCATGGACTGGTCGACGGTATGCCGACTGGTGCTCACTTTGGGCTGATGGTGTTCGATGACGTGGTGACGCTCGAGTCAGTCGGCACGCCGGACCAAGTCAAGAAAACGACGAAGGCATGGGAGATCGCCGATAACTTGGGCGCCAGAAACGCCGATGGCAATATCCGCAAGTGGCATATCGGTACGCGTTACTCGTTCGGTGACACTTACGCGGATATCATTGAGAAGAAAGTTCTCAAGACGCGCCTACATCCAGCGACTGAGGACGGTACACCGGGCGGTAAGCCTGTTTTCCTGACCCCAGCAGCTTGGGACGAGAAGAAAAAGAACCAAGGACCATCAACAACGGCATGTCAGATGCTGCTGAACCCGGCAGCCGGCAATGAAGCGATGTTCAGCAAGGACAACTTGCAATTCGTGACGATCCGACCGGCGACATTGAACGTTTACATCACGGTCGACCCAGCCAGAAGCCAGAAAAAGGGCTCAGACAACACGGTTATGTTGGCGCAAGGCGTCGATGCAGCGGGAAATGTCTGGTTACTCGACGGCTGGGCGCACAAGATGAAGCTCGAAGAGCGGTGGATGCGCATGCGTGACCTTCGCAAGTATTGGTTGGGTGTTCCTGGTGTCCAGCGCGTCGAAGTCGGCTACGAACGCTATGGACTTCAATCTGACATCGAATACTTCGAGCTCGAAATGAAGCGCGAGCGCAATTCTTGGGAAGTCAAAGAACTGGCATGGCCAAACGAAGGCCCGGGATCGAAGATTGACCGGATTGAACGGCTAACCCCATTGTTCGCGAAGAAGAAATACTTCATGGCGGCCGAACTAGCCGAACCCTCGAAGGAGCAGCTACAGGCGGAGAAGTCTGGACGTGGTTATCTGGTGTTCAAGCCCGTCAAACGACGGGACCACGAAGGAAACATTTACTCGCTGAATGCGATGTACTTGAAGGAGTACATGGTTTACCCATTTAGCGCACACGATGACGTGCTCGACGCGTCATCACGCATTTACGACATGGAAATGTCGCCGCCCGTCATTGTGAATCAGGCTGATCTACAGCCCGAGGCATTCGAGGACGGGATTTAGGAGAGACACATGGCAAACGACAGCAAAAAAGACCACTTACAACCAAAGGAACGCGTGACGACATCCGAGACGACGTTTTTGGATGAAGTCATGCGTGCCGATCCACAACAACCGGTCAATGAACCCGCGTACCAGTTCACCGGGCGCAATTTCTTGAGACCTAAGAACCCCTACGCATGAGTGATGCGCGCGACTTAATGCGCCAGATCCAAGCAGAGGACGATTACGACCGTCAACCGAAGTGCATTCAGGCTATCTACACCCGCGAACAGTGGAAGTGGACGCTCAGACCCGAAAAAGACAAGTTGATCGACACTATTTGCCAACCGGACGTTGAGCCATGAAAACACTCCAATTACTTGACCAAGACACCCCTGAATGCGCAATCAATGACGTATTGATGGCCAAACAGATCGCGCTCGACCTCGACACGGCCTACCCAGGACACCTATGGGCAGTCACATGCGACGGTAGAACCGGTATTGCCACCGTCCGAAACCTTCGCTTGTCTGGTCGACAAGGCTTCATTCTCAGACTGCCTGAGATTTATTCAGCCTCCGATTTCAAGAAGTCGGTACTAAAAGCCGGTGGCGAAATCTTGGAGCGTTACCACCAGCCGCGTGGCGTGGTGAATATCGGCGCAATCGCTGGGCAGAAGACCGACTTCGCGGGGAATAAGCTCTATGACCGATAACATTCCAGCGGCCCCGACAAACTGGCTGCAACTCGCCCAAGAGGCACATACCGCGTCGACGATGTACTTTGATTCGGCCATTCGTAAACACGTTGAGTCGGGTATCAGGCTATTCCAGTCACGTCACTTGTCTGGTTCTAAGTACGAGTCAGAGACCTACAAGCTACGGTCCAAGCTCTTCCGGCCAAAGACGCGCATGGTCATTCGCAAGAATACCGCCGTGGCTGCCGAAGCATTTTTCGCGACCAAGAGCCAGGTATCGATCGAAGCAAACAACGAAGCCGACGAAATGCAGCGTATTGCATCCTCGTTTATCGGTGAACTGGTCGACTACCGGCTTAAAAAGACAATTCCATGGTTTATGACCGTGCTCGGTGCCTACCAAGAAACCCAAGTCAACGGTGTCGTGATATCGCACCAGTATTGGGACTACGACGAGGCCACGGGGACCGATAAGCCAGTCATCGAGCTCTGCCCGGTGGAGAACATTCGTATTGATCCAGCGGCTAACTGGGTGGACCCGATCAACTCGAGCCCGTATGTCATCCATGAAATCCCGATGTACGTGAAAGACGCTCGGGCGAAGATGAAGGCGATCGACCAAAAGACCAACCAGCCGATTTGGAAGGAAATGACCGACGCGCAGCTGCAAAGCGCCATGACCAAACTGTCAGACCCGACACGACTGGTCCGGCAGGGTGGACGGATGGACCCAAAGACGCAAACGGCCAATATCAGAGCCTTCGATACCATTTGGGTACACCGCAACATCATCAACTACGACGGCCAAGACTGGCTTTACTACACGCTAGGCACCACGGCGCTACTGTCTGACCCGATCCCGTTGAAGGAAGCCTACCTACACGGCAAACGCCCGTATGTCATGGGTATTTGTGAGATTGAGGCGCACAAGATATACCCGAGTGGCGTGACGCACTTGGGCGAACCACTCCAGCGCGAGATTAACGACCTTGTAAACCGCCAACACGATCTACTGGCGCAGGTATTGAACAAGCGATACCTAGTCAAGCGCAATAAACAGGTCGATGTCCGAAGCCTGACCCGGCACATTACCGGCGTCACACTGGTTGATGACGTTGATGATGTGAAGTGGATGGACTCGCCAGACGTGAACCCATCCTCGTTTCAGACAATGGACCGTCTAAATCTGGACTTTGACGAGGTTACAGGTTCGTTTTCTCAGTCTTCCGTGAACTCCAACCGGCAGATGAATGAGACGGTCGGCGGCATGCAGCTTTCCAGTGCCGACGCCAACCAAGTATCAGGATTGAACCTGCGCACGTTCGTGGAAACATGGGCGGAGCCGGTTATTCGTCAACTGGTGGCATTGGAGCAAGCCTACGAGACCGACGAAGTCATCCTCTACACCGCTGGCGCCAAGGCAAAGATTCTGGACGACATCAACGCCGAATTGCCAAACGAGGTATTCAGCGAAGAGCTCTCGGTAAGCGTGAACATCGGTATGGGTGCCACGAACCCGGCCATGAAGCTCCAAAGCCTGCTCGGTGCCATTCAAGGGCTGGCCAACGCACTCGCAGACGGCACGCTCGAGCGTTACGGCATGAATGTGGGCGAAGTGATCAAGGAAGTCATGGGCTTTGCTGGGTACAAAGACGGCGCGCGGTTCTTTAGCCAAGAAGAAGACGCCCGAGTGACCTCACTTACCAGTATGGTAAGTCAGCTACAGGCGCAACTGGCCTCGAAGCAGCAAGACCCGGCATTGATCCAAGCCCAAGTCGACAAGATTCGCAAGGAAATCGACGTGCTGGAAGAAAAGCGCAAGGCCGAGACTGCCAAACGTGTGGAAACGGGCGTGAAGTCAATTTACTCGGCCGTTCAGACTGCCGGAGTCATTGCGACCGCACCACAAATCGCCCCAATGGCCGACCAAGTCATGCAGGCATCTGGTTACACCCCGCCAGACCCCATGGGAATCGACCCAAACATTGTGACCGACACCGCGACACAGATTCCGCCAAGTGGTGTGGAACTGCCAGCAACAACGAACACGGACCCAACTTCACCAGAACAGCCGGCACAACCGGCCAGCCCAGCAACCGGGGCAGGCGCTGGCATTGAGACGCAAGAGATATGACCGAAGACGAACGTGATTTAACCCAAAAGCGTGACTTGGGCGAGGCATTTATCAAGTTTCTCCGTTCAAAACACGGCAAACACGTCGCAGCCACGATCGAAACACGTCGAACAGCCGCATTGGAAGCCTTGGTAAAGGTCAATCCTGAAGATGCAGAAGCAATTCGCGCCACCCAAAACAAGGTGCTGGTGTACGACGAGTTTTTTCAGATTCTCACTGACGCGGTGACCGAGGGTGCACAAGCCGCGCAGATTCTTTCATCTGCACCTGAATAGGAACCGATATGACGACTGCCACCCAAGACACGGGCGCGGCCACACCGATGCAAAGCGGTATGGCAGAGGTACTAGCCCGCCGCAAAGAAGAAACGAAGACCGAGTTTGTCATGCAAGACAAAGGCGACGAAGGCAAAAAGCCCGTCGAAGACAAAACCGACTCCACCGACGCTGACACCCAACTCGCCGCGCAACTTGGCGACACGATTGATCCATCCGCCTACGCGACCACCAAGATCAAGATCAAGGTCGACGGCGAAGAACGCGAAGTGACTCTCGATGAAGTGACCAAATCCTTCCAGATCGAGTCTGCCGCGCGCAAACGAATGACCGAAGCCACACAGACCAAGGCAGAAGCAGATCGCCTGTTGGCCGAAGCGAAGGAAAAAGCAGCAAAACCCACTCCATCCGAAGGGACGAGCGGAAACAGCAATACCGAAGTGATCGAAAAGTACAAGGCGCAAGCAGAAGCACTACTTGAAGGTGATACCGACAAGTACGCCGAGCTCGCCGTGGAGATCCAACAACTGACCGGCGCATCTTCGACCGCCATGCCAGATGTTGAGAAGCTCACGAAAGACTTAGTACCCAAGATCAAACAGCAGATGACTGTAGAAAGCGCATACGACGCGTTTACGAGCACCTACTCCGATGTGGTCGCCAACCCAATTCTGTATCAGATGTCCGTGGAGAAATACCACGAACTCACAGCAGAGGGCAAAGACGCCGCTACGGCATTCACCGAAGCTGGTGAACATGCCCGTAGTGAAGTCCGCAAGATGGCCGAAGCACAAGGAATGGTGATTCCGACCCCGAGTACCGCAACAAAACAGGACAGGCTGGATGTGAAGCGGCAGGCAACGTCGACCACTAACGTGAAGTCGGCAAGCCAGACCGCGCAGTCCACGCTGACACCGCCAAAAACACGAGCCGAAGTGCTCGCCCAAATGGCTAAGTCGCGGGGGCAAACACCACCCACTTAAACACTAGGAGAATCAACATGGCCGGACAAATTTGGGCCGTTGCATCAACCGGTGGCTTCCTGTATTCCGACAACCTGTCGGAAGTGTTGCGTTTTCAGGTTCAGCCAACCGTCAAATTCCGTCAGTTCGCTGGCGTGAAAGATGCAGCCCTTCAAGCAAAAAAACACGGTGATCAATTCCACTGGGACGTTTTCAGCGATGTAGCAACCGCTGGCACGACCTTGACGGAAACGACCACGATCCCGCAGTCGAACTTCACCATCACCCAAGGCACGATGACTGTGCTAGAGGGCGGTAACTCGGTGCCGTATACCGGTATCTTGGATGACCTGTCGAAGCTTCCAGTAACAGAAATCATCAACAAAACGCTCAAAAACGACGCCAAGAAGTACCTCGATGGCCAAGCGTACAAGCAGTTCAACGCCACACCTTTGCGTGTTGCGCCGACTGCCGGCACGAACACCAGCGCAATCACATTGACGACCAACGGCACCTGTTCGACGACCAACAACGTCGCACTAGGTAAAGAACACGTCAAGACCATCATCGACACCATGAAGGAGCGCAACATCCCTCCATACATGGCCGATGACTACATGGCGATTGGCTGGCCAACCGCCTTCCGCAAGTTCAAGAACGACTTGGAAACCATTCACTCGTATGTGGATTCAGGCTTCCAGATGATCCTGAACGGCGAAATCGGACGTTATGAAGGCTGCCGCTTTGTGGAGCAGACCAACATCGCGAAAGACGCCTTCACCAACGGTCAATCCAACTGGGTTTACTTCTTTGGTGATGACACGGTGGCAGAAGGCGTCGTGATTCCGGAAGAAATGCGCGGCAAGATTCCGGGCGACTACGGCCGCGATCGTGGTGTGGCATGGTACGTGATGAACGGTTTCGGCCTTGTTCATACACAAGCCGTCAACGCACGCATCATCAAGTGGGACAGCGCAGCTTAATCGCGCTTCTCACCAAACCATGAAGGGCTCCATTTCGGGGCCCTTTTCATTTTT